TTGGAAAGTTAAAATTTATCTATCAAAGCATAAAGAGGACTGGCTTTATCTGATAGACGTAAAGACATTTAAACCAAAAGTGTTCGATAATTGGACAGATGCTCAAGAAGCAGCAAATCTTTGGTCTAATTCAGATATAGAAGAAGAGAAGCAAGGATGATAGGCATGGATGTGGCTGAGCTCTTTGTTCGATCTGGTCTTGTTCGTTCAAAGACTGAAGCGAGGAAGCATATTAAAAATGGCGGTTTAAGGGTACAGGACATTAAAATCAATGACCCATTCTGATTCAATAAAAGGAGGAATATGACCTATGAATAAGATTTTCGTTACTTCAATTGTTGTTCTGATGCTTGCTGGTTGTAATGCCACAAATCAACAAAAGGGTGCATTACTCGGAGGTGTAGGTGGAGGACTGCTTGGAAATACTATTGGTAAGGGGTCTGGAAATAAAGCTGCCACAATCGGTGGTGCTATTTTAGGAACAATTGCTGGAAGTGCTGTTGGACAAAGCATGGATCATCCTAATCAAGTAATCGTTCAACAAGCGCCTGGATCCAGTGAGTGTTCAGGTATTGTAAATCCTGGTGCCCGTTCCTCATGTGAACGAGGAGTATCCGAACGTAATGCCGCAGCACAAAGACGAGCGGAGCAATCTGCATATCAATGCGCCCGCTATGGTCGGTGTAACTGATATCAGTTATATATAGAAATAAAGAATGCAAGGAATAATATGAAAATTTTTATGGGTTTATTTTTAGCACTATCACTGAGTGGTTGTGCTGGTGCGATTAAAGCTGGATCAGTTGCTAGCACGATGGCAACTTTTGTGCCCTCGTTTTGGGATGACAATCAAAGCAGCAAGATCATTGATGTCGCCCTAGAAGTAGATAAACTAGACTGCTCTCAACCACACGCCCCACAGGCTCTAAAGTTAAAACATAACCTGAGGTGGTTCGAGCTCTATTCAAAGCACAAGGGATTCTTACAAAGAGATGTGCTGGAACTCGTCGCTCCCATGCAGAAAACTGTAGATGATTTCTATAATCGAAGCAAAACAAAGCAGGGTTCTACTAAGTACTGTGAGCGTAAAAAACAAATTTTGGTGAAACAAGCTACTGAGGCTGCGGAAGCAGTCATGTGGAGGTTTTGATGTTTGAAAAATTAAAAGATCAGCTTGAAGAAATTATCGGCACCGAGGATGATTGGGCTGTTGAAAGAGCAAAACTTGCTCAAGGCTTAATCAAGGAAGCTGAAGCTGGTGATATCACTATGGACGAATACCGAGAACTCATGGAGGATCTAATTCGTACAGATGAAGTCGAGCAAGCATCATCCAATATTGAAATCAAAAGTATGGTTGTCGGAGCAATTACGACTGGAGCTAGGGCTTTTCTGTAATGATAACAGTGATTGTAACTGGCGGCTTCGATCCCATCCACTCTGGTCACATTGATTATTTTAATGCAGCTCGTGAACTCGGTGATCGACTCTGGGTAGGACTTAATTCAGATGAATGGTTGACTCGTAAAAAGGGTCAGCCGTTTATGTGTTATAAAGAACGTCTCAGTATCATTGAAAATCTACAGATGGTTGATAGAGTTATACCGGTAGTGAACGATGATAAAAGCGATGATGCAACTGGAGCAATCTTCTATGCTCAATCCATAGGAGCAACTGATATTGTTTTCGCTAACGGTGGTGATCGAACTGCAGCAAATTGTCCAGAAGAAGATTTCTATAAACACGCAACAAACGTTCGGTTCGTGTACGGTGTAGGCGGCGAAGAAAAAGTAAATAGTTCTAGATGGATTCTACAGAACTGGAGCATGCCTACAACTCAAAGAGCTTGGGGTACATATAAGGTTCTCAAGAATTATGAAAAGCACACAAAGCTAAAAGAGATTGTAGTCGAACCATTCCAGCGCCTTTCCATGCAAAGACATAAGAAGAGATCAGAGCTTTGGTTTGTCGCTGAAGGTACCGCGAGTGTCTATACGATGAACTGCAGCACGGATATGGAGCTGACCGGTGTCTACAAAAAGCATAAAATAATCTATATACCAGAAAATGATTGGCATCAGTTAGCTAATGAGAGTGCTGAACCCTTGAAGATCATAGAGATTCAGTACGGTGAAAATTGTGTAGAGGAAGATATAGAGAGGCGTCATGGATCCTGAAATTGTAAAACAAGCACAAGAAGAACAGAGAATTGAGATGATGTGGCAAGCATTCCGTCAAGGCAATGATAACGTAAATATGGAAGAATTTATCCGTATGGTATCACGTGAGTTTGCTTGTGACCTACAAGAAGCCCAACAGAAAACATCACACCTGTTGCTTACAGAATGAAATATAAAATTGAAATCAGTCTTCGTGATGGTGTCAAAGATATTGCAGCTGAATCTATCTTTAAAACTGCAAACGCAAACGATATGCTAGGCAATGGAAAACTTCAGAGCCTTCGTATGGGAAAATGGTTTGTTGTCGAGTGTGATAACGACTATGATATTGAAATTTTATGTACAAAATTGCTCGCTAATTCTGTGATTGAAAATTATAAGATAGAAAAAATCTTTACATAAATCTATTTACATTTGATGTAATATATAATAGAGTAAATTATTATTAATCGTGGAGCTAAATTATGGCACGTGGAAAAAAGTCATCCGGCAAGCATTACACTTCGAAGGGCGAGCGGCGTAACGTTGCTAAATGGGTAACGAAAGCTAATCGCAGAGAGTATCTTGCCAGCGAATTGAATGTAACTTCGAACAAGCAAAAAGCTTGGAGGTTGGGTAAAAAAGTTTTCTTGACTATCAAGAATCCAGCTGCGACTAAGGGATCTAATCGACCCTTCATCCGTGTTCCCGCAAATGAAGTTTGGGGTAATCCTAACAGTCGATATATTATGAAGAACAATGAAGGATAATGTAATACATTTTCCAGGTGGTAGTAAAGAACACACCGACGATGCCGACAATCACTTTAAAATTATTGATGATCTATTGCTGCTTCTGATGGAAGGGTGTTCTGAAGCCACTAATGATGCTCTATACTTTTATCGCTTTGGCTATACCGAAGAAGCCAGAGATAGCTTAGAGGATGGCATTGGTAAACTTTTATGCTTGATGCAGCTATTGAACGAGAAGGGAGTCGTCAGAAAAAAACAAATTGATTACAACTGTGCATCAACACGTCAACAACTTATAGAGATTGGAGTATTAAAAGGTGACAAAACAAAAGATTAAAGAAGCTTTGCTTGAAAATGTTTGTGATATAAAGTTTACAAAAGTTGATGGTACAGAACGAGTGATGCGTTGCACGTTGAAGTCTGACCTCGTTCCAGCTCAAGAACACAAACTAGAACAAAATAGAACAGTAAATGAATCGGTTTTGCCAGTCTGGGATCTTGACAAGAGTGGTTGGCGCTCTTTTAGGGTAGAATCTGTAATTGAAATCCAAACGGTGCTGGTATGAAGTTTGTAGTGACAGGAATGGAAAATGATAAAGTCGGTGGAATTGACTCCACCGGCAATGTCATTGGTGCTATGGGTGGCACAGAGATGATGAAGGATGGTCTATTCAGTAGACTCGATAAGAGCCTTATGGATAACTTCAACATCATCTGCTCTCGTGTGCGTGATATCAGTGAAGACAAGCACAACATATTATGGCTGCACGACACCTGGGATGATCCGGAGAGTCAACACTTGAAGGAGCTAGAGTCTCGACAGAGATTCAAAAAGCTCGTATTCGTTTCAAACTATCAGTTTAACACATATCATCTTGCTCATGGCGTACAGCACAGCGAAGCGATGATCTTAAAAAATGCCATCACACCGATCCCTTCGCACGACAAGCCAGATCCTAAGGAGAGACTAAACCTAATCTATCATACCACGCCTCACCGAGGATTAGAGTTGCTGTTCCCAGTTTTTGAAGCACTCTATAAGCAATGGGGTGATAGAATCCATCTTGATATTTACTCTTCTTTTAGTATCTATGGATGGCCACAGCGAGACGAGCCCTATAAAGAGCTATTCGAGGCTTGCAGGAACCATCCTGGAGTCGACTATCACGGCACAGTCTCGAATGAAGAAATCCGCACAGCGTTGCAGAAAGCTCACATATTCGCTTATCCTAATATTTGGCCAGAGACGTCATGCATCGCACTTATGGAGGCTATGAGTGCGGGGTGTGCGATTATTTGCCCAAACCACGCAGCCTTGCCAGAAACCGCCACCTGCTTCGCTAATATGTACCAGATGGATGAAGATCCAAACAGACACGTCGGAGAGTTTATTGCTCTCCTACAAGCGGTTCTGCAAGCTTATGATGATGAACGACATATGGGTAAGCTTACGATGCAGAAGCTGTATGCAGACAACTTCTACAGCTGGGAAACTAGAATACCAGAATGGGAATCTCTACTCAAAAAAATATTACACGATGAAAAAAAGAATTAAAAGTTGTTGACATACGTACTTTTACCTGTTAGTATGTATACAATGTCACATGAACAAAGGATAAGACATGGGTAAGAGTCTACTCGCTTTGCGAGGGAAAAAACGTAAGCCTAGTACAGCAAAGTCTTTTGATGAAAAGTATATGGGCTCTGAGCCAGAATGGACCGACGAGGTTCCGACCGGTTCAGAAATAAGACGAGCCTATAACTGGTACAACTATTTTTATAGCACCAAGGAAAAAGCAAAACTTCTCTTTGATAATTATCCAAGAGACAAGAAAGAGATCCGTCTGCTCAAAAAACTACCAGACTGGAAAATGAATTCAACTTGTTGCTATCAGGCTCGCATGATGGCTCTCGGGTGCAAGCTACCCGCTGAAAATTTAGATTATTTTAACGAGTGCATCGAAGAACTTCTAAATGAAGCGAAGCAAATTCAAGACGAAAAGAAAGAGACTAAACCCACCGCTGAAAAGCCGTCTGTTCAAGATAGGATCAAGGAGCAGATCTCTGACTATATTGGTGAAATTGAGGAAGAGATTGACCGGTTCACTCTGAACAAGTACAAGAGTGACTTCGATATGTACAAGTGGTTACGTCAAAATAATGTGAAGCAACAGCAGTCAAATGCCATTGCAAATCACTACAAGGCTCTTCTATCAGAACTTGAACTACTCGTATCTGGCAATGCCTACGACGTCGAGGGTGACAAGCAACTCGAAGAGGGTTACAGCCACATGAAAAAGTCTGAGAAGAAACGCTTCTTGGACTTCGTGAATGGTATCGTATCTGATGCAGCTGCAAATGCTCAAACTCAGAAAACAACTCGAAAGACCCGAACCAAGAAACCAGCTTCTGTCGAAAAGCAAATATCAAGACTGCAGTTCATGTCTGAGAATGTGGAGTACAAAATTGCTAGTATTAATCCATCATCCATCATCGGCTCTAATCAGCTATGGGTGTACAATGTGAAATACAAGAACCTTAGAGTGTACAATGCTATGGGCCCTGCAGGGTTCTCAGTGAAGGGCACAACGTTACAAGGGTTTGATCCTGATAACTCATATGCAAAAGCTCTACGCAAACCACACGACGTTCTACCACAGGTACTCAACGGTGGTAAAAGGGTACTAAATAACCTCATGGGTAACCTGACTACAAAAGCCACGGAACCAAACGGTCGTATCAACAAGGACTGCATTCTACTGAGAGTTATAAAATGAGTGCCAATAACGTATTGAAGTTTCCTAATATAGGTACACCACCAGCTATAAATGAAACCGAATTGGCAAAACAGTTTTTGGAAAATAAAAAAGACTACGTCGATGAGATTGTAGAACACTACAGTATGCAGGTCGTGAATCGGCTAGGTATGCACGGGTTTGATATCTTTTCTGAAGAATTTCTTAACGACTATAGTTATACAACAGAGATCCTTCGAGCTACTCTATACAGATCACTGAAACTTGACCATCCATTCATCGAGCACATCGAAAAAGGAATTGCAGAATTAGAAGTTGTCGTTGATTTTGATGAAGAGGATGATTTTGACGACGATCTATAATCTATTGACATTCTATGTAAAGTGTGGTAGTATATATAATAATATGAATTGAATTGAGTTGTAACATGATACTCGTGGATCTAAATCAAGTTATGATATCCAATCTCATGCAACAGATTGGATTCAATAAGAATTCTGAAATCGAGGAAGACCTTGTAAGGCATATGGTGCTTAACTCACTGCGTCTATATCGCCGAAAGTTCGGTGAGAAATACGGTGAACTTGTTATCTGTTGTGATGACAAGAACTACTGGCGCCGAGATATATTCCCCTATTACAAAGCACACCGCAAGAAGGACCGAGAAGAATCAGGCCTAGATTGGCACATGATCTTTGAAGTCCTAAATGGTATTCGTGATGACCTTAAGTCTGAGTTTCCGTATAAGGTGATCCAGGTGGAACGTGCAGAGGCGGATGATGTCATTGCTACGCTGTGTCATACGTATGGACATTTAGGTATTACAAACGGTAGTAGTGAACCTATACTGATACTGTCATCAGACAAGGACTTCGTACAGCTACAGAAATACGCCAATGTAGAGCAATACAGCCCTATGCAAAAGAAGTATGTCCACTGCTCTAATCCAGCACGATATGTACATGAGCATATTCTTCGTGGTGATAGAGGTGATGGTGTTCCTAACTTCCTGTCCTGTGATGATACATTTGTAGTTGGCAAAAGACAAAAGCCACTGTCTGCTAAAAAGGTTGATGCGTGGAATGGTATCGACCCTATTCAGTTCTGTAATGAGGAGATGCTCCGAGGGTACAAGCGAAATCAACAACTCGTTGACCTAGATTTTGTTCCCGAGAATATTCAGAATGAAGTCCTTGAAAAATTCGATAATTATAAATTAAATGGTAGAGACAAGATCTTTAATTATTTCATCAAGAAAAAGCTGAAAAACTTGATGGAAGTGATACAGGAATTCTAAAATGTATTTCCA